AAGTAATCTGCATACGCTTCTATGTAATCATCTTCTAAACCTATTTTTGTTGCAGCACCTTCTGCTACTTCTTCTGCACTAGCGTACTTCCTTATATCTTCCCAATCACCTCTGTTCTTTCTAAACACAGTTGTAAATCTTGGGTCTCTTTCGTACAAGTCTTGTACTTCTGGCAAACCAAACTTAGCATTGTTTTCTTTTAATGCTCCTAAACCTTTTCTAATAAACTCTGGATACTTTTCATCTAATACTTTTGCTGTAGTTCTAAATGGTCCAGTTAAAGCTGTGTATGGTTTAAAGTCTGGGTTCTGTGCTTGTATAAGTTTTACCATTGCAGCATTAGGGTCGTTCCATATTAATTTCATGTATTCCCATGGGTCTCTAAATATAGAAGACATACCTCTAGCTGCCATTCTTAAGTTGCCATCAGTAGTAATCTTTAATGGGAAAGCTACTCGTGTAACTAACTGCAAAGGCATCCATACTCTACTAATAAAAGTAAATGCCATATCTGTAGCTTTAAATGGTATTTTTTCTGCACCGTATTTAAACATTAAACCTGGGTCATCTAGTCCGTCTGCAATAACACCTTTAAGTTCATTGCCTATTGGTGTGGCAGGGTCATAGAAAGTACCTAGCTTTCCTTCATCTGCAGCTTGTCTAACTGCGTCCATGCTTTCTTCAAAACCATTCTTTTTAAAAACTTTGTTACGCAATCTTCTACGCATACTTGTATATCTAAGTATCGGTTTTAAATCTGGAACATTAATTGTTAAGTCCATAGCTTGTCCTACCATACCTAGTGCGTGTTGTGTTGCCCACTGTTTATCTGTTTCAGACAACAATGTATTAGCAAATTGTGCTCTAGCTATAGGGTCTAAACCCTCTTGCATAGCTGCTCTATCATAGAACTTGTCGCTAAGTGCAGGTCTATATGTCCTACCCTTTTCACCAAATCCTCTAACATCATCTAAGTGTTCAGACATAAACTCTTTTATTTCGTTATCTGCCAAACCAAATGTATATCTAAGTTGTAATGCACCTTCTGTTTTAATTAACTCGTCATAAAATACAGCTTGTGCTCCTCTATAATCTTTTGCTTGTATGCTGTCGTAAAACTTAATAAGTAAGTCATCTATTTTATTTTCTGGTATAGAGAACATATAACCTGTCTTAACAAATGTATCTACAGCTCTATCTACTTCTGTTAAGTATGCCCAAGGTCTTGATGGTAGTCGTACATCTGTACCACCAAAAATATCTTTAAAACTTGACATTAATGTACGAACTGGATTACCAGATTTTCTACCACCAGCTCTCATGTAAGTTGCTTGATATTGGTTATCAGTCATAGCTGCGTACAAATTGTCTAAGAAGTTGTCATTTAATACTTTAGCTTGTATATGAAAATCATTAGATTTTGTTAGGTTATTACCTTTAAAACGCACATCAGATATAAGACCACCTGTCAAACTATCTTTAATTACATCAAATACTTTATCTGGATTATTAACAACTTCTTTTGCCATACTTGCACTAAAACCATTTCGTACTAAGTAAGTCATAACAGGTGCTCCATCATCAACAGCTTTAGTTATAATCTCTGCCATTCCCTGTATCACTGGGTCTTTATCTATCCAAAAATCTGCCGATTGCCCACCAGCTTTTAAGAAATCATCTAACTCTCTACCTACGCTAGTTAATGTTTTTGATGTAGCTGCTTTACCACTAATACCAACACCAGGTAAAACCATAGTTGGGTCTGTAAACACCATACCACCTAAGTTTCCAAGAAATCCTATCCAAGCATTCCATCCGTGTTTTGGTTCAAAGTTTAAATCAGATATCTTATCTTGTTCTGCAGATAACAAAGCATTAAACTTTGTTTGAAATTCGTCATCTGACATATCTGTTTTGTTATAAGTATCAACTAAATCGTTTATATATCCTTCTGTTTCTAGCTTTACATCAGCTATAACATTGTTTAATGGTGAATACTCTCCACCTAATGAACCAGTAAGTGTGTATCTAATTTGGTCACCTGGTGTAGCTGGTATGCTATATCTTTTAAAACCTTCTCTAGAAGTTATAGCTTCTTGAAAATATTCATTAGAACCAAAGTATTTTTCTATGCCTTCTGGATTAGCAGAACCTAATAACTGATTAGATGTATCTATGTATGCTTCTAATCTTTCTTGTAATGTAGGTTCTCTTATTTCTCCATCTTGTGCAATCTTTAGGTTTTCTCTATACACACTAGGAAAATGTTTATTAATAACTTCTATGTCTGTTTCAGCAAACTTAAAATCTTTTTGTGTATTTAGAAAACTTAAAGTATCTGTTATAGCTAGTGGAGCTAGGTTTAATTGTTCTTCTGTTAGTTCAAATCCTAATGTTCTTGCACCTTTTTTAATAGCACTTCTTACTGCACCAGCTTCTAAACCTTTAATAAAAGATTGGAACTTCCAGGTTATAGGTATTTCATTATCTTCTGTTTCTGGGTCTCCAACAAATCTTGAGTAATCTCTATCTAATTCTTTACCTTGTTCTGCTGCTAATCTTTCTAGTTCTGCTTTAGAGGCAACACCAAATGAGTTAGCACCACCAACTTGGAAATCTTGAAACTTAGCATTTAATCCTACAATCAAAGCATTCACTACTGTACTTTTTCTTAGCTGTGCATTACCCCATAAATCTTGTCTAGTTTCTTGTTGTACGTCTTTAGTTTTTTGTACACCATCTTTTATCTGTTGCCAAAAAGATGTACTTCTTTTTTTTACAAAATCTTCTTTAGGGTCTGGTACAACTGTCTCTGTGTCTTTCCATAAGTTGTAATAATCTGTACCAGACAATCCCATAGACGCTGCAGCGTATGGTAAGTCACTATCTTCATTAGGGTTCATTGATTGGAAGTCTAATGTTTTTTTACCTAATGCTTCTATCTCTACATCAGACATAGAGCTTTTAGCTTGTTCTACTGCTTGTTGGTCAAGGTATTTTTCTTCTTGTCCTTTAAGCCACTCTTGACCCCATCTAAGATAGAACGACATTAGTTAAACCTATATTTAAGTTCTGGAAACCTATCTAATAAAATTTTTTTAGTTACCTGTGCCTCGCTTATTGGAGTAGGTGTACTTGCTTGTTTCTCTGGCACATAACCAGGTTCATCTGGGAATTGTGTCGGTGTATCAAATATATTAGCTACTGGTTGTTGTGCTATTGCAGCACTAGGCATACCACCTGTAGCTGCAACTTCATTCTTTATAGCATTTATTTGACTTTCAATAGCTGTTGACTGCCCTGTTGGGTCGCCTTCCATTCTTGGTGGTACCACCAAATCAGCATACGCCCCATCTACTGTCATATCTGTTGCTTGTTTAAACGACTTAGATTTGCGAACCATAATCATCTCCATTATCTATTTCAAAACCTAAAGCTACACTAATGTAGACATTAGGTATTGGTGTAGGAATAATAAAACTACCTAAAGGTACATCACCTAATGCTTCTTCTGGTCTAACAATAGGAGACAAGTTTATAATTGTTTCTACTTCTTCTATAAAAGGTTGTTCACCCCAGTCTTCTTGATTTATTATATCAATAAACTGTTCGTTAATTTTATCTGAACTAGACAAGACCAGCTCCTGGAGGTATAGCAGGTCCAGTTGCTACTTGCTCTGGTGGTAATCCTACACCACCTAGTTGTGCTAGAACAGATGCTATATCTGGTTCTGGCTGTGCAGCAGCTTGTTGTTGCTCTTGTACTTCTACTTCTTCTTCTGTATAAAACTCATCTAGTATCTCTGTCATGTTCTGTGGATTTTTTCTAATCTCTTTAGCAGCCAAACTAGCTTTTATATTTCCTTGTGCTGCTTGTGACATAAGTGCTTCAAACAATACAGTCTCTGCTTTTTCTGCATTAACTCTATTTTGTATTTGTGAAATGTTGTCTAGTCCATCTAAGTTTTCTTGTAAAGTTTGCATATCTATAACACCTTGTTGCTTTAATTGTAAACCAGTAATAATTTTTTGTGGTTCATCAAATCCAGCCATAACACCATACACTCTGCGTGTTTTGTATAGTTGTCCAATATCACTTTCTGGTACATAAGTTTCTTTAAATGCTGTGCCTTTACGATAACCAGCAATAGGTTTACGCATCTTGCCATACATTACTTCATCCCATTCAAGTCGTTTAGCATCTATCTGCTGTAGAGCATCTTGCATAACTGTTTGATATTCTCTTACATGGAGTGATGATGACTGTCCAAGTTCTTCTAATCCTCTACCAGTGACAAAAGCATTAGGCGATTGTCCATCATCTGATACTGGATATGCAGAACCTAAGCGAAGATGTCTTTCTAATCTATCTATTTGTTGGAACAACTGATAAGGTAAGTTATTTACTGGTTTTGATACTTGACTACCTGGTGTCAAATAGTTTACAGCAAACCTACCCTTTCTATATTGTCCACTCTCTATCTCGCCAATGATGTTGGTTTCTGTAAACACAGCATCTTCCATTGCAATGACAGATAGAATATTTATCTTTGCCATATTAGCCATCAATCCTATTACATGATGAAATTGTCCTTGTAGTTGGTCAAAGCTAAAACGCTTTGCTATAACAAATCTTGGTCCAGACTTTAATGGGTTAGGTATAAAATCTAATATAATTTTATTTTCTGGTAGAAAAATATAAGTACCTTCATCATCATAATACTCTGCTACAACTTTACCTGTTCCGTCTTGGTTAGCCCAAGTCTTGTCGTAACTAGATAAGTATGCCATTGTATTGTATTCAGAACTGACTTCGTCCATAATTACATTTTTAAATTTAGGATATGTTCTAGCTAGTTCTTCATGTGGTATTCGTTGTAGTATTGCTAACTCTTTAGGTTGTTGGTCTGCACCAAAATGTCCTGGGTAACAAAGATAAGGGTCTTTAATTTCTGCGTATGGATATGGTACTCCATTTGCATCTACTTTTTCTTTTAGTACCCATACAGCAAAACCGTATCCAGGTAACCATCTACCAACTTGTGGTAATTGTAAATCTAATTTTTGTACATCATCATAAGCAGTAACAATGCGTTCTAGTTTCTCTGCTCTCTTTGTAGCTCTCTCACTATCTTTGTCATTAAAAATATCTACTTTTAAATCTGGTGCTCTACCAATTTTTTGTGCAAATCTTTCTAACGCAGACATAAGTAAGTTAGGTGCAGGTAACTGTTTGTAATCCATGTCACGCATATCTTTACCAAGCAGTGCTTTTAATCCGTCTGCACCACCATTAAGTATTGCTCTTACATTATGTTTATCTGATGACATAACAGAGTTAAGTTGTCGTAGTTCATACACTCTGCTGTACAATTCATCTGCTGTCTTGACCATTTATCTCCAACTATCTAAATCTATTCCTAGTCCTTCATAACCTGTAAAACTAGGTGAGTAATCCATACCCATTGTAGCAAGTTTCTCTTTTTGTAAACGCCTTATTGTTTTCATTGGAAACCAACTTGCCATAACTATGTCAGACTTTGTACCTACAGACCTACTCTTATTTTGAGCAGAACTAAAATACACTAACTGACTTCTGTATAAGTTTACCTTTTCTTGTGCCTCAAAGCTACGATAAGGTAAATTAATTAGCTTATTTGCAAACAATGGTCTCATAGCAGTAACACCATAAATTGGGTCATGCTTGTTACCATAAGTCTGTGTACCTTCTAAAAATATACCATGCTTTGCAGCAAACTCTCTAATTGATTTATCTTGTCGTATTGCTCTTTGAAATCCATTCTCCTCAATAACCCAGTGTGCTAAGTTATATTCTTGAAACCATTTTTTAATTATCTCTAGTGCTTGTGGTATACCTCCACCTAAAGAGTTCTCCATATCAATCATGTACAAGGTGTCGTCTTCTTGATTGTATCCCCACAAAAATGCTGCTTGGTATCCAGTTGATGCAGGGTCAAGTCCTGCTATTAATCGTACATTAGCAGGTACCTGCCCAATATTTCTGTTCTGGTCTCTACACTGTTCAATCTCCTCTGACGAAAATAAACTTAAACCATCTGGCATAGCAACATTAAGATATACCATCTCATAAATTGCTCTACCACCTGTAGTTTCTGCAGCAGACTTTCTACCCATTAACCACTTGTAAGTTCTTTTCTCTGACCACAACATACATTTTTTATGTGCCTCATCATCCCAGTCTGGTAGTGTACAAGCTACATCATGTGCTTGTTCTACTGTTGTAGACCAGCTTTCATTATCTACTAAGTGTGAATATAAATCGTCATAGTGTTGTCTAGAGCCAATAACAATCATTGCTGTATGTTCCTCTTTACGACTTGATAATGTTGTAGTCCACCAGTTTCTTGTGTTTTCTCTAGACGCTGGTTGCATAGTAGAGCTGTGGTCTTCAATGTCATCAGCAATAATTATGTCACAGTCACGAGACAAAATTTTACCACCTCGTCCAAGTCCTACCATTGTTGGTGACTTGATACCTGTGACTGTTCGTGTACCTACAGTAAAACCATTTTGTGACCATGATTTACTAGATTTTGTTTTAGGTTTAAATGTTGGTCCAGGTCCACAAAGTTCTTCTATTAACAGTTCATTATTTTCTAACTGGTCCATAACTGCACCAACAGAGTTTTTAGCAATGTCTTCGTTACCACCTACCCACATAATCCTAATGTTAGGATTTTTAGCAATAAGCCATACAACAAAATGTATAAGTAATTCTGTTTTACCGTGTCGTGGTGGTGATAATATCATGTGTTGTCCACCAGTCTCTATAGCTTCCATAATATTTTCTATCCAGTTTTTATGAAACTTAGGTGTTAGATATGGTACGCCTTGTTCTGTTCTAAAGTACCTATCTCTAAACTCGTCAAAATCTTCTAGTGTTTTTTCTGCTACTACTGGTAAAGCCCATGTTTCCTGGGCTTGTTCTGTTTGTAAATCTTCTAAATACGCCTGGTATGCCATCTGTACTGCTGCAGGTGTTGTCTCTAATATTTTTGCAACATCCGTAAGCGTTATAGTTTTTTCGTATATCTCTTGTGCAAGTCCAGATGATTTAATATCTTCGTATACTTGACCACGCCTTGTAGCAACACTTGGTTTTTGTGATGGTATGTTTAAACTGTCATCTTCTTGTTGCCATTCTTTACCAGCTTTTCTAGCTCGTTTTTTTTGCATATTAATTCTGTTAGCACATCTATCAGAACAATATTTACGCTTACCTTTAGGCAAAGGTCTATGGCATCCTCCTGCATAACATAAAGGTCTACTTGCCATAATTTTTACAATCCCTATTCATACATACTACTTTACCATCAATTACTGATAAGTGTTCGTCACAGGATGGACAAGGTATCAAATTATTTTTTCTTTTTGGGGAAACCCTTTTTCATATTTGCATACGCTTTTGGGCTTATAGTAGAGTTCTTTTTAGACCTACTGGTACCAGCTTTTTTTCTTTTGTTCATATTGTAATACAAACCTTTTTTAGCTGCCATACTTACTTCTTACCACATCTTACAAGACCAATATCTTGGGCTTGTTTTATCTTTAGCTGTACTGCATTTGTGTCTTGCTCTAAATGATGCTCTAGCTTTTGGGTTATCTTTCCGTATCTCCATATTTGGGTCACCAAACATAACCTTTTTAACTTTGCTACCATCTTGCACAAATACTTTGAATTTTTTTCTTCCATGTCCTGGTTCGCCTTTACCTATTCTGGAAGGTGAATTTAATTTAACTGACTTGCCTTGGTATGTAGCCATACTTACTTCTTTTTCTTTTTACCTTTTTTGGATTTTTTATTCATCCCTTTTGGGTAACCTATACCTTTTGGCATATTAACTCCTATGTAGTTTCTACTATCATAACACAAAACCTCGCCGAAGCGAGGTTCTGTTCGTACAGTCTGTCCATTTACTGTAATGAAAAACATGACAAGTCACAAAAACATTTCATCTATACACTGTTACACCA